GCGCTCTCTCCCGCTCAAAGGCTCCCTCGTGGAGCCTTTTTATTTGGTGCTTTTATGGCTCGTGTCTCGCTCCGCAAAAAAGTCTATATCGCTGGCCCTATGACTGGGTTGATTGATTGCAATCGTCCTGAGTTTCATTTAGCTGCCGATGTTCAGCGCGAGCTTGGCCATATTGTGCTTAACCCGGCAACACTACCGGATGGATTAACCGAACCCGAGTACATGGCAATTTGCTTGCCGATGTTGATGTGCTGCGACCGGATATATCTGCTGGATAACTGGGCGAGTTCAAAAGGTGCCAAAGCGGAATATGCGTTAGCTAACAAACTTGGCTTAGAGATTGTTTTTCAAGATGGGGTGGATCATGAAATAACGCTACTCGGTTTGCGGGCAGATCAATAACCGCCGCCTGATTTCTCACAGGTGTAATCCAAAAGAGAGTTCGCATTGCTCTAAGCAAAAGCAACGCAGTCAGCGAAAGGTGGTCGAGCCATTTTTAGAAATGGTAACGGCATGACGTAGTTCGGGTTCGCGCCCCGTTAATGCATCAGTAGCGTAAGAGATAACTATTTAAAAGTTTAAGCATGTGCTTGAGCTTAATTGGTAAACGGTGGATTACGGCTATGAAAGATTTATCGCTTGTTAATTGTGGTTCTATAGGTCAGGTACAGCGGACCACAGAAAACCTTTCATTTGGCGAAGCAATTGATCTTGTTAAATGTGGTTACCGTGTTGCACGTGCAGGATGGAATGGCAAAGGAATGTTCATCTTCATGCAGAAAGGCAGCATAGATTATGGAGATGAAGGCTTACCATTACTGACTGAAGGTATTCAATCAAGCCTTTTTGAAAAAGGCGATGTAGGTACTGTCACTCGTTTACCTTGTATCAATATGCGCTCAGCATCAGGTTCGACAGTCACAGGTTGGTTAGCATCCCAAACAGATATGTTATCCAACGATTGGGTTTTGTTGCACGAACCACAAACTAATTAATCGTAGCCAACCCCAGCTGAACAAAAGCGGCCGCTGCAATGGTGGCCGTGGTGGGTATGTGTTGCCGAGGTTTTGACAGTACCGCCTCGGACGTTGAAAGACACTAAAAACATCAGCAGTTAGAGGCGGCTTACCTCACCGTTGATCTAACCGTTGGCCGCGCTAAGGCTAACCCAAAATTACAGGAGTATTGCCCATGTCATTAAAGCAAAAGCTCATGGCACTTGGGCTGGCCTCTGCTGTTGCATTGGCGGGGGCGAATTTAATTGCTCCAGCCGAAGCCCCAAACGGTGAGCCGATATTGCACACCTACCTTGACCCGGTGCAAATCCTCACTGCTTGCTTTGGGCACACAGGCCCCGAGCTTGAACTCAACCAGTTTTTTAGCGAACAGCAATGCATCGAAATGTTCGCTGAGGATTTAGGCAAAGCCGATCGCCAGCTGCGCCGCCTCACGTATCCGGTGCAGTTAACCGAAGGTGAGCATGCGGCTTACCTCAGTCTCATTTACAACTTTGGTGCGGGCAACTTTCAAGCCTCCACTTTGCTAAAGCTGTTAAAGCGTGGCGAACGAGTGGCGGCTTGTCGCCAACTCACCGAGGCCTGCGGCAAGTATGGCTGCAATGGTTTCGTTTATGCCAATAACGTCAAATTGCCTGGCTTAGTTGAGCGGCGCAAAAAAGAACAGGCGATATGCCTTAAGGATCTCTATGTTCCAAAAACTCATTAACGCCACAGGCACATTGCACTTGTACATTATCGGCGCGCTGATACTGGTGATTGCATTACTCGGTATCAGCCTCACCGCCACTAAAACCGATCTAGCCCTAAAAAATGCACAGCTAGAGTCTGCCGCTATCAACCAGCGCATGTTGCAGGATGACCTCACGACCGTTACCGATGAGCTGCAAGCACAGGCTAAAGAACGTGACCGACTCGCCAAGGATTACGCCTTTGCATTAGCACTCAATCAACAAGCCGCCAAAGCCAAGGCCGAGATTGACAAGCAGCTTGCCGATCAGCGCGATGCCATTAAAAAACTAAGGACCTCAGCCAATGAACAAACTCGCAGTTGGGCTAATACTGCTGTGCCTGATGATGTTCAGCGGCTGCTCAAACACGCCGCCTACTGTGCGCACCGTAGTCACCAAGCAGACCCAGTATGTGCTGCCGCCGAAAGAGTTGATCAGCCAGTGCTTACCCGCCGAATGTAGTTCGGACGCTAATGCCGATCTGCCAGATTGCATCATTCAACTCTTAGCTGTGATCCGCAAATGCGATACAGATTTGCAGAATATCGAAATATGGCGTGAGGCCAAATTAAATGAACTCAACTGAATCAATCCGCGAAGTTGGCACGCAAAAAATGCTCGCCGCTGCGTCTTATAGTGCATCCGCTACAACAGCAGCCGGAGGAGTATTTACAGTGAATAATTTAGCGCTGTGGATAGGGATATTTTTAACAGTGCTCACATTCCTTGTTAACTGGATATATCAAGCGTTTAAAGACAGGCGCGACGCGGAGCGGCATGAGTTGCAAACGCAAGTGCTAAAGGCACAGTTAAAACAGGTAGAACAACGCAATGGCCCGCATTCAACCCCAAGAGACAGCGCCTGTTCTGCTGAATAAAACCGACCTTTGCAAAAGCTTAGGGTTGAGTACCCAAGCGTTTGATAAATGGGATGTGCCAGTACATAGCAAAAAAGGCCGTGAGTGCTTGTATACCATGGCCGATGTGGTGGCCAATCGCGTGGCCAACGAGCGTAAAAAACACCTCAGCAAACCCGACGAGGATGATCCAGAAAAGCCAGATCTCGACTATGAGCGCTGGCGCTTAACCAAGGCTCAGGCAGACGGCCAAGAAATCAAAAACGAAAAAGAGCGCAAAGAGGTGGTCGAGGTCGGCTTTTGTGTCTTTGTGCTTAATCGTATCGCCGCGCAAATCGCCCCAGTGCTGGATCAAACCCACATTCGGATGAAGCGCAAATATCCCGACATTCCAGAACGCATAATCGACGCTTTTAGAGCGGAGGTGATTAAAAGTCAAAACACCGTTGCCGAACTCGCAGCGGGTATCGAGGACCTTCTAGATGAGTATATCGGCAGCACAGATTAAAAATCTGAAAGCTGCCGTTGCTGCTGGGCTGCGTGGATTCTATCGCCCGCCCATGCTCACTTGCTCAGAGTACGCCGATGAGCATTTTTATATGTCTTCGGAGTCAAGCTACACCGAGGGCAAGTGGGAGAGCTTACCGTTTCAAATCGGTATTCTTAATGCCATGGGTAACGACCAAATCACCACGCTGAACATTATGAAGTCAGCGCGGGTCGGTTACACCAAAATGCTGATGGCTAACGCGGCTTATAAGATTGAGCACAAAAAGCGCAACGTGTTGATCTATCAGCCGCGTGATGGTCAAGCCAAAACCTTTATGAAAAAGCACGTTGAAACGGCGATCCGCGATATCCCCGTTTGGCGTGCGCTGGCTCCGTGGATGGGGCGCAAACATAAAGACAGCACCCTAGAAGATAAAATATTCACCAACGGCAAAACGCTCATGGTGCGAGGTGGTACGGCTGCGGCCAACTACCGCGAAATATCCACTGATGATGTGATCTACGACGAGCTAGCGGGTTTTGATGAATCCATCGAGCACGAAGGTAACGCCACCTCATTAGGTGATACCCGTATCGAACTGTCGATGTTCCCCAAATCAATTAGGGGATCAACGCCAAAAGTGCTCGGCACATGCCAAATGGAAAAGGCATGCAGTGAATCGCCACACTTTTTTAAATTCAATTTACCGTGCCCGCATTGCAGCGAACTGCAATCACTTAAATGGGGCGGTGCCGAAGAATCATTCGGCATTAAGTGGCGCAAAAATGATAAAGGCGAGCACGACCTAAGCACCGCTTACTATCTGTGTGAGCACTGCGGTTGCTGCATTGAAAACAATCAGCTCGATGATATGGAGTTGCACCAAAGCGCGATTTGGATTTGCGAAAACACTGGCATTCGTACCCCAGACTTTATTGATTTTTACGATGCCGAAGGTAACGACATCACCACGCCGCCCAATATCTCAATCCATATCTGGTCGGCGTATAACTCGCTCAACAGCTGGGCAAAATTAGTCACCGAGTTTTTAAAGGCCAAAGGCGATAAAGAAAAGCTGCAAACTTTCGTCAACACCAAGCTGGGCTTACCGTGGGATAACGACACAGGCGAGCGCGTTGAATGGGAAGATTTAAAACGCCGTCGCGAAATGTACCCCAGTGGCAAAGTGCCCAACTGGGTGGTGTATTTAACCGCAGGTATCGATACCCAAGACGATCGCTATGAGGGCCGTGTGTGGGGCTGGGGCGCGGGTAAAGAGGCTGCGCTTATCGACCGCTTTATCCTGTATGGCGATCCATCAAGCCAAGTCTTAAAAGACAAAGTTGCCGAGCGTATCGGCCAAAGTTACGCCCGTGCCGATGGGGTGATCCTCAATATTGGCGTAGCGGGCTGGGACTCTGGTGGTCACTACACCGACGATGTTTATGCTATGAGTAAAAAGCTTGGCGTGATGCGGGTGATCCCACTGAGGGGCGCCAACGTCTACGGCAAGCCGATCGCTAACTTTCCGCGTAAGCGCACCGCCAAGGGCGTGTACTTAACCGAAGTCGGTACCGACAACGCCAAAGAGTTAATCATGGCCATGTTGCGCATCGACCCCGATGTGGATGTGCGTAAGCCTGGTGCAATTCATTTTCCGCTAAATGAATCCGTGTGTGACGACATTGAGCTGCAACAGCTCACGGCCGAACGCAAAATTCCTAAACGGGAAAATGGCCGCATTGTCTACCGCTGGGATGCTGGCAAGCGCCGTAACGAGGCGCTGGACTGTTTTGTCTACGCCTTGGCCGCGCTGTATATCGCGCTCGAAAAATTCGGCATCAATCTCGACAAGTTGTCACACGTTAAACCCATCGCCACCACAAATAGCGAGCAAACCGCCGCAGAACCTAAACCCGCAGCCAAGCCAAAGGCAAGCGCCAATAGCTGGCTAAACGGTGGCGGCGGAGGTGCAAGCGGCGGCTGGCTGTAATGCATAGATAGCAACAGGAAAACTCATGAGCCAACAACAATGCCAACAGATGATCGATGCGTATATCGCCGCCGAACTTGATGTACTGGCGGGTAAATCAACCACCATCAACGGCAAGTTAATGACCACCGAAGATCTTGGCGAAATCCGCAAAGGCCGCCTCGAATGGGAACGCCGCTTAGCAGCTTACAGCCGACCACAAGGCGGCGTTAAATTCGCGAGTTTCAACTAATGAAAAAAGGCATTGATAAACGTAATCAACCACCACCTCCAGCTGGGCCGCCATGCAGAGAAATTAACTATGGTGGAGATGTAAAAGACCTTATTTATATCTTTGCTGTTTATCTGGCTACTTGGATCGTTATTCCTTTACAAATTTACCAGTTTTCTATTCTTACCGCTTTTTTCTTTAATTAATTCACTAGGGGCTTAAATGAGCATTATCAACGATGCGCTGGCGATATTTGCCCCGCGTTTAGCTTTGCAGCGTCAAGCCGCTGCAATGAGCTACCGCAATTTAAAAGGCTATGAGGCGGCAAACCCAAGCCGCACTCACCGCGCCAAAAAAGAAAGCCGTGGTGCCAACCAAGCGGTATTTGCGGCGGGTAAAAGCCTGCGCGAGCAAGCCCGCTGGCTGGATGAAAACCACGACTTAAGCATCGGTATCTTAGACCGCTTTGAAGAACGGGTGATCGGTGCTCAAGGGATTGTGGTTGAACCGCAGCCGCGCAGTATTAGCGGTGAAATTCTTGATGACTTAGCCAACGATATTCAACGCCGTTTCGGTGCGTGGTCGCTTAAGTGTGATGTCACAGGCCGCTTTAGCCGCCCTGAGCTTGAGCGCTTAGTGCTGCGTAGTGCGCTGCGTGATGGTGACGTTTTCGGTCAGCATGTGATGGGGCGCGTTAGCAAATTCGGCCACCCCAACGAGCAGGGCACCCAATACAGCATCGAGGCGCTTGAGGCCGACTTTATCCCCTACGAGTTAAACGAACCCGCAAAGCGGGTACGCCAAGGGCTGGAGGTTAACGGATGGGGGCAGGTGGTTAACTATCATGTACTGCTTGATCACCCCGCTGATCAAGTCGGCTTTCGTTACAAAACCAAAGCCGTGGCCGCATCAAACATGATGCACCTCGGTTTATTCAAGCGCCTGCACCAGCTACGCGGCGTGTCGATATTCCACGGCATTTTAACCCGCTTAGCCGACATAAAGGACTATGAAGAATCCGAGCGCGTTGCCGCACGGATTGCCGCTGCGCTGGCGTTTTATATCAAGCGTGGTGATGCCTCGATGTACATCATGGATGACCAAGCGAGCAATCGCGAAATCCCCATTGCACCAGGCATGACGTTTGACGATTTAAAGCCCGGTGAAGATGTCGGGATGATTGAATCAAATCGCCCCAACGTCCACATGGTGGAGTTTCGCAACGGCCAGATGAAAGCCGTTGCAGCGGGTAGCCGTGGCAGTTACTCGAGTATTGCCCGCGATTATGACGGCACGTATTCAAGCCAGCGCCAAGAGCTAGTTGAGCAAGACGAATCGAACCGCATTATGCAGCAATGGTTTTGTGCCGGTTGGTCGCGCCCTGTGTTTCGCAACTGGCTAAAAATGGAATTGCTCAACAAGCAAGACCCATTAGTGCTACCGCCCGATCTCGACCCGCGCACTTTGTTCGATGCGGTGTACTACGGCCCAACAATGCCGTGGATTGACCCACGCAAAGAGGCCGAAGGCTGGGAAATGATGATTGCCGCCAACGTCGCCACAGAGGCCGATTGGACCCGCGCCCGAGGCCGCAACCCAACCGAAGTGAAGCGCCAGCGTAAACGCGAGGTGGAATACAACCGCGAAAACCACATGGTCACCGCCAACGACCCCGACCCATCGCTAGGAGATCAAAATAGTGAAAAAGACCCCAATAGCAACAGCGGTAGCAATGCTAAGCGCAATGCTGCCAAGCGGAACGCTGATCGCGCCCGCCGCAACGCTGAGCCAGATCAGTAACAGCTCACAACCAAGCCAAAGCTGGTACAGCCTCAAGGCACAAAACGGCAACGCTGAGCTAATGATTTATGACGAGATTGGCGGCTGGGGCATTAGTGCCCAACAGTTCGCCCGTGATCTCAAAAATCTAGGCAAAGTCGGCACCATCACCGCCCGTATTCATTCGCCTGGTGGGGATGTGTTCGAAGGGATGGCGATTTACAACATGATCAAAGGCCACCCAGCGCACAAGGTCTGTTACATCGACGGCCTCGCCGCATCAATGGCCAGCGTGATTGCCATGGCATTTGATGAAGTCATCATGCCTGAAAACGCGATGATGATGATCCACAAGCCTTGGGGCGGAACCCTAGGTGATGCGGATGATATGCGCAAATACGCCGATTTACTCGACAAAGTTGAAGGTAACTTAGTCGGTGCTTATCAACAAAAAACAGGCTTACCCGAAGATGAGCTTCACGCCCTATTAGCCGCTGAAACATGGCTAACAGGCCGCGAGGCAGTGGAAAAAGGTTTTGCCAACACCCTAACCGATCCGCTGCAAATGGCGGCATCACTTAATTCAAAACGTCTTAAGGATTTTACGAATATGCCTGAACATGTAAAAAACCTGTATGCACCAAAGGGAAATATTCCTTCGCCTGCACCAGCACCACAACCAGCCCCTGCGCCAAGTGCTCAGCTTCCTGCGCCAGTAAACCAACCCGCGCCCGCTGCTCAACCTGATGCCGCGGCGATTCAAGCGGCGGCGATTGCGTTTAATACCGCGCGTATTAATGGCATTAATACTGCGTTTGCGGCATTCCCGCAGCTAGCCGAGTTAAGAAATCAGTGTATCGCTGATGCGACCATTGATGCCGATAAAGCCAAAGATATGATCTTGGCAAAGCTTGGCGAAAACACCACGCCAGCTGCGACCATGCCGAATCGAGTTATTATCTACTCCGGCAACGGCAATATCGTCGGTGACTCAATTCGTGCTCAATTAATGGGCCGTGCTGGCTATGAAAAAGCAGAAGCTGGTAACCACTATTCAAGCTATGGACTGCTTGAACTTGCCCGTGCATCACTCATGGATCGTGGTATTGGCTGCGCCGGACTCAATAAAATGGAGATGGTCGGCCTAGCGTTTACTCACAGTTCAAGCGACTTTGGCAGCATCCTTTTAGATGTTGCCAATAAAGCCGTCTTGATGGGTTGGGAAACCGCCGAAGAAACCTTCGAGCGCTGGACTAAGAAAGGCATTCTAGGCGACTTTAAGATCGCCCAGCGTGTTGGCCTTGGCGATTTTAATAGCCTGCGCCAAGTGCGTGAAGGTGCTGAATATAAGTACGTTACCGTTGGCGCCCACGCGCAACAAATTGCGCTGGCAACTTATGGCGAGCTGTTCAGCATTACCCGTCAAGCCATTATCAACGATGATATGAGCATGTTGACTGACATCCCAATGAAGATGGGCTTTGCGGCCAAAGGTACCATTGGTGACTTGGTTTATGCCGTATTAACCAAAAATCCTAAGATGGCAGATGGTAAAGAGTTATTCCATGCTGACCATGGCAACTTAGGCAGCGGCGCGCCTAGCGTGGCGGCACTATCCGCAGGCCGTAAAGCAATGCGCATGCAGAAATCTGGCAATCGTCCATTGAACATTCGCCCAGCGTTCCTACTTGCACCAGTGTCATTGGAAGATAATTTTAACCAGATTATCCAATCAGAATCGGTTAAAGGTGCTGATACTAACTCTGGTATTGCTAACCCAATCAGAAACTTCGCCGAAGTGATCGGCGAACCACGCTTGGACGATAACAGCGATAAAGAATGGTTCCTTGCCGCAGCACAAGGCCGTGACACCATTGAGGTGGCTTACCTCGATGGTATCGATACGCCTTATATCGAGCAGCAACAAGGCTTCACTATCGACGGCGTAGCCACCAAGGTGCGTATTGATGCGGGTGTAGCGCCACTGGATCACCGCGGTATGTATAAATCAACAGGCGTTTAATCCTCGAGTTAACTCACACTAGCCGCCAGCTAACCACTGGCGGCTTTTTGTTATCTGCATGATTTCTTTAATCAGTTTAGGAAACCAAGATGAAAAATTACATTCAAGATGGCAAGACCATCAGCTTTACTCCCACCGCCGCCGTTGCAAGTGGTGAAGCCGTTCTGCTTGGTATGTTGCTCGTTGTCGCTATCGGCGCTATTGCGGCTAATACAGCAGGCGAAGGCGTGACCGAAGGCGTGTTCGAACTGCCTAAAAAGTCCACCGATGATGTTGCGTTAGGTGTTGAGCTTTACTGGGACGATACCGCTAAAGAACTCACCACCACGGCCACCGACAATACCAAAGTCGGTAAGGCTTGGGCAGCGGCCGGAAACGGCACTGCCACGGTTGCGGTGAAGATCAATGCCTAACGTGGGCAGAAACTTTGCCGACCGTGTGAATGGTAAAATGGCACGGGTGTTTAAGCGTTTAGCTGACCCGTGCCAATTTACCCCAGTGGATGGCACCGAGCCATTTACTCGCATGGTGAGTTTGGATGATAACAGCAAAGATTTAAGCTCAGGGACGAGCGAATATCTGCCGCAGTTAGTCACCCGAGCCGAGTTCTTACTCAGCGAGGGCGTTGTGAGTGCCGATGATACCTTTGCCCTAGGCAGTGTTGACGAAAACGGGGAATTTATCCCCAACGGCCAACAAGGCCGACTCACTCAGCGGGTGAGTATGGATAGCGTTTGCGTGGCGTTTATCTATATCACGATTGAGGACTAGCCAATGGCGCGGGTAAAAATTGAAGGCATGGAGGCGGTAACAAAGGAACTGAACCGCATCCGTGCCGCCCAAGCGCCAGCGATAAACCGTGCCATTGATGACACAGTAAAGTTTGGGCAAAAGGCGGCGGTCGATGCCATCTTTAACCGCTATGGCTATAACTCCCGCAGTTACATTGAGCAACACCTCTCGGTAAGTGTGGACCCGCGCAACTTAAAAGGGGTGATCACCGCCCGTTATCGCGCCAGTACCTTAACCAGATTTGCCAGAGCATTAACCCGCACAGGCAAAAACGGCCGTTCAAGAACAGACGGCCATATGGTTAGCGCACTGCGCAATCAGCCTGTTTGGTTTAAAGGTACCTTTACCGTGATTGGTAAAAACGGCAATCAAATCATGTTCCAGCGCCAAAAAGGCGATAACAGTTGGCGCAAGCTTAAAGGTCAAAAAGCCATGTACGGCCCTTCAGTGGCAGGCAGTTTCCGCAAAATCCGCGACGATATTGAGCCGCCGATTATTGCGTATCTGCGAAATAAATACGGCCAGTACAGCGGCACTTAGCCTCGAAATCGTAAGGACTCCCCATGATCCAAGCAATTATCGACCGTTTAAAAACGGTTGACGGCGCGACCGTGCGCGAAGGCTTTTATGCTCAGGGCGTAGCCAAGGAAAAGATGTTTATCTTTTTGCAGCCGTTTACCGATGCTTTTGGCGCTAAAAATGGTGTTGATGCCTATCGTGATGATTTGGTGCTGCAAGTGGTGGCGGGGATCGCTGTTGATAAAACCCAAACGCCAACAGCGGATTTAATCAATCTTGTACGCGCCATTCGCACCGCGTTTTACAAAGATGAACGCACCTTGGAGAAAGTCAGCTGGTTGCCCTCGGTTATCACCTTTAAAGAGTTAGAAGCCTGTAAGTACATCATGCCCGAAGCCCATGAAAAACACGGGTTAGCGGTGCTCACCCTATCCCTTGTTAATACCGTTAAATTTGGAGAATCACTATGAGTGAAACCGTAGTAGAGAGTTACATCGGCTCAGGCATCGTTTACGTTGCTGGCCGCGACGTTGGCAACGCCTCAGGCGTAAAAATTGCCATCGAGCAAGAAACCAAAACCCAACCAAACTACCGTGGCGGTGGCGGCAATGCTGCCGAAATCACCAAGGTAAAATCGGTTAAATTGTCATTCACCATGAACGACTTTAGCAACGCTAACATGGCATTAGCCCTGCGCGGTAAAGTGGAAGTGTTAACGGCTGGTACAGTGGATGATGAGCCAATCACCGCAGTATTGGATGGGTTAGCCAGAACAGCATTTATGATCGACACCACTGTTGATCCCGTCGTAAAAAACGAAGCTGGCGCGGTAACGTATGTAAAAGATACTGACTATGTGGTCAGTGCTGGCGGTATCCGCGCCTTAACAGGCGGAGCGATTACCGCAGGCCAAGCGCTCAAAGTCAGCTACACCAAAAAAGCCGGTAACGTACTGCAAGCCCTCACTGAATCAGGTACTACCGTTCCTGTGGTAATCGATGGTGTTAACGATGCCACAGGTAAACCTTGGGTGCTGGATTTCTACAAATGGAGTCCAAGCCCAACTGCTGGCTTGGACTTAATTGGCGATGACTTCGGTAGCTTTGATATCGAAGGCGGTGTGCTTGCCGATAGTTCTATTGTTGCCACGGGCAAGTCTAAGTTCTTTAAACGTAGCGCCGCCTAATGTTGGCGCAACTATCCGGTATTACCGGATAGTTCAATCTCGTTAAACGAAGGCCCACAGCATTTATTCAATGCTGTGGGCTTTTTATTTTGGTTTGTTTATTCCATTGGTGATGCCATGAGTTTTAAAGATCAAGTCATTAACCTGATCATCCAAGGCCGCGACTTGTTTTCTAGCGAAGCGGCTAAATCTGAAAAGGCATTACAAGAGTTAGCAAACCAAAGTGAAGTCTTAAATGAGCGCCTGGATGATTTAAAAAATCAACAAGCCGCCATTGCTGCCATTGATGATCTCACCACCGCCATTAGCAAAGGCGAACGTAAATACGTTGATAGCGCCCGCGCGCTCGATGAGTTAGTAAAGCAGCAAAAGCTAGCGGCAACCCAAGCCAAACAGCTTGAAGCCGCGCAAAAAGAGGCGGCTACCTCAACCGCTAAGCTTGAGGCTGAATATAGCCAAACCGTTGCCGAACTGGCTAAGTACGATCAGCAGCTCGCCGCTGCCCGTGCCGAGGTTGAGCGCTTAACCGCCACTCAAGGCGAAGGCGCACAGGCTAGCAAGGCACAGGCGCAAGCGCTATCTCAAGCCAAAGATGATTTAAAGCAGCTTGAGTCTGCCCAAAAGAATACCGAAACCAGCGCCAAGGCGTTGGCAGACGAACTCGAAAAGCAATCGACTGAGTTAAAGCAACTCGGTAGCGAAGTTGATAAAGCCGGGCAACAAAAAGCCGAGTACGCGCTCAAAGTCAAAAGCGCCCGCACTGAGTTAAATCAACTCGGCACTAGCATTGGCCGCAACAAGGCCGAACTCGATAAGCAACAAGCCGTGCTCAATAAAGCCGGTATTGATATGGGTAAGCTGGCCGATGCCAGCAAAGAGTTAAAGACTCAACAAGCCGCCGCTGAAGTTGCTTTAAAAGGCGTTAACACTCGGCTTGAGCGCCACAATAAATTACTCAACGAATCGCAAAAAGAAGCGAGTGATTTTGGTGGCAGCATTAAAGCTGCTACTAGCTCATTGCTTGCCATGGCTGGGGCTTATGTGGGCGTTGATCGCCTATGGGAAAGCCTAAAGTCAATCCTCACCGCAGGCGATAAAGCCCAAGCCTTTAGCGCCCAAATGACGGCGATGATGGGCAGCATTGCGGGTGGCGAGCAAGCCACTGCATGGATTAAGGATTTTGCCAACCGTACTGGCACCGAGTTAGAAGGCGCTAAGCAAGCGTTTGCTAATTTAAAAACCTTCGGCATCGACCCGATGAATGGCTCACTGCAAGCCATGGTCGATTACAACGCTAAGATTGGCGGTAGCCAAGAGGATTTAGAGGGGATCATCTTAGCGGTAGGTCAGGCATGGGCTAAGCAAAAATTCCAAGGCGAAGAAATTCTCCAACTGGTAGAACGCGGTGTGCCCGTTTGGGATTTGTTGGCAAAGGTCACAGGTAAAAATACCCTAGAACTCAGTAAAATGAGTGAACAGGGTAAACTTGGCCGCGAGGTGATGCAGCAGCTGTTTGACGAAATGGGCAAACAGGCCAACGGCCAAGCAGCAAAGAGCCTTGAGCGCTTAAGCGGGCAAGTTAATTTAATCTCCAATAAATGGGAGCAGTTTTTACAAATCATCGCTGACTCTGGCGCGTACCAAGTCGCGGTTGATTTGCTCAAAGATCTCAATGCGCAGTTTGATGAACTGAACAAAAGCGGCAGCATAAAAGCTGCTGCGCAGGATATCAGCGACTTTTTCCGCAACCTTGTGCGCGATGGTGGCGAAAGCCTTAAGGCGACACTGGATAACATCAACGCCTTTACCACTGGTTTAAATGTTGTCGCGGGTTCGGTGCGGCTGATCTTCAACGTGTTCAGCTCGGTGGTAGCCACGTTTGGCGCCACGCTTAGCGGTGTGTTCGCCTTGATCCTGCAAGGTTGGGCAACGGTTGTTGGTACTCTCGGCGGTGATGAGTTAGCCAGAACGCTAGAGACACAGGCCAATGCGTTAAAGGCGGTTTCGAAAGCTTATCTTGATCAAGTTGAGCAAGATTCCCGCGACGCTACCGCCGCCCTTAAACAAATGGGCGTTGATATCCGTTTAGACTCGGATAGCACCACTCAGACCCAAGTCAATAATGCCGAGAAGGTAAAAGCGGCGGTTAAAAGCCAGCTTGAGCAGCAGTTAGAAGCCAGTCAACAAGCCGTTGCCGCCGCTGAAAAGGCGAGTGAGTCAGCCACTAAAGAGGTGGCAGCATGGAAGGCGCGCGAACAGGCCGCTAAGGAGCATTACACCGCCCTTAAAAATTCCGGCACCGCCAGCATGGCCGAGCTTGAAGCGGCACAAATCGCCCTTGAAAATGCCACACTGCGTTTAGGTGATGTGCAACTGAGTCAGGCGGATAGCCAACAGCAGCTTGCTAATGGTAACGCCGCCTTAGCCGCCGCCACGGTAAATTTGCGCAATGAGCAAAACCAGCTAGCGCAAGATCAGCTTACTAAAGTGCGTGATGCGTTTATCGCTGGCCAAGCCTCGGTTGATGACTATAAAGCCGCGCAAGAAAACGCCAAGAAAACGGCCGCAGAACTGGCTAAAGCGCAAAGCCAACTCACCACCGAAGTTAAAAAAACCGCACAAGCCGCGACTGACTATGAGTTAGTGATGGCGAAAGCCGGCATTACCACCACCAAGGTATTGCAGGATCAGGCCGCCGAAGCCAAAAAGACCTTTGAGCAAGTTAAGCAAGGGGCCAAGGATGGCGCAGCATCGACATACGATTTAAACCAAGCGTTTTTAACCTATGCCGAAAGCGCGCTAAAAGCCGAACAAGCTTCGCTAAAATATGGCCAGTCGAGTGATGGCACCATTGCCGCGTCACTCAAACAGCAAGCGGCTGCGATGGGCTTAACCGATCAGCTCGGTAAGCTTATTGAGCAATACGGCAGGGTAGAAACAGCCCAAAACAATTTCGCCCAAAATAGCAGTAACGCCTTTAATCAAGTTGATAATGGCGCGAGCGACATGGGCGATTCGGTGGTTAACACCCTCGATACGATAGTTAAATCTGCCGAGGATGCGGGTACAGGCCTAGGCGATATTGCTCAATACTTTGCCGATATTGGCGCTGCGGTATTTACTAAAGTGCAATCCTTAAGTGATGGCGCGGCGCGATACTTTAACACCATCGTTTACGGTGTGCAGAATGTCAAAAAGGAATTTGGCGAACTTGGCGAAGTAGAAAACGAAATCGAGCGGTTAACGGGGGTGATCTACGAGTTAGATAACACCATCGCTAAAACCATCGATTTTGTTGGCCTGCGCACTTGGGCATTGGAAACTGAAAAGGCGGGCAAGATTGCCGAGCGCGCCTACTATCGGCAAAAGCTTGAACTGCTTAATTTGGTTGATGCGTTAGATAATGCCGATTCAGCCAACCTCAGCATTATCGACAGCGCAACAAGGGCAACCAAGGCGCTTGATTTAGTTAATGATCAAGATATGTCATTGCTTACCTCTGCACTGGCCAGCGCCAAGCAGCGTATGGACTCTTTGCGCGATAGCGCTGAGTCCACGCTTAAGTCACTGCAAGATGAGTTAGACGGTTACCTTGGCCGCCAAGATGAAATCGAGAAGCGCCGTTATCAAGAGCAGATTGCCGATCTCAAACAGCAACTTGCCGCCGCAGAACGCACGGGCGATAAAAAGCTGATTGCTGACTTGCAAGAAGCCGAGCGCACACTCAAGCAGGTGTATGAGTACCGCACCGCCGAAGTAAAAGCCCAGCAAGAAGCCGATAAAGCCGCCAAGGCCAAAAGCGAAGCCGAGGCCAAACAGCAAACCGCTGCTGCTAATGCGAGCACCAAAGCCGTTACCCAAACCACAACCACCACAACAAACTCTAGCGCTAATGCCCCAGTTGGCAATAGCTCGGATACGGTCGTGCTTAAGTTGCAAGTGGGCGGCAGTACATTTGATGCCAGCATGAAGCGCAGCCTGGTGACTGAGTTGGTAGCCGAGATCAAGCGTTTGCAATCGATAGGCGGGTAGTGCGGCCAGAGCGGGCTTAGCCCTTATAGATTCTAGAGTCTAGTGACTACAAAGGAACCCCATGACCACCATTGATACCATCGCGATTAGCGCGGATCTGCTGTGGCTCAACCGCAATGAAAAAGTGCGCGTGGCGGCCAATACCAAACGCGCGCTAAACGGTGCGCCGCAGGTGCAGCAAACCATTATACCCGCTGGCCATGTGATGACCTTAGGCACTAAAGAGGGGTGGCTTGCACGCAGTGAGTTTGAGCAATTGCAGACCCATGCGGCCAGCACGTTAACCGTCTTCACCATTGCTTATGAGGGCACCGATTACAACGTGATTTGGGATAACACCCAAGGCGCGCCAATCAGCGGCGAAGATGTGTTTGATGAGGTGCAAGGCTTTGCGCAACTGACTAACGTCACCCTTAAGTTTTTAACGATGTGAGCACTTTATGACTATCACCCGTGCCGATTTAAAAGTATTCAAGCCAGAGCAGTTAGGCTCAAGTGATGACGCAGGCGGCCAGCGTACTAAGCTGGTTGTGCAATCCGGCAAGCTTAATGAGTTGTTTCCGGCAATCTCGGATATTGACCACGCGATGAGCGCGGTAGATATCGTTAAATGCTATCCGGCATTAGATACCGCTGGACGTGAGTTGCTGCTCGATGGCCATGTGTTTATTAGCCAAAAGCCAACCGATCCGTTAGTAAGCATGTTGATTGCCGAGGCGGATACGCTAGATGATGCCGACCGCATGACTGATATGGTTGAAATCCTTGAATCCTCGGTACGCGCTGGTCAGTTAATCCGTAACCGTTTGATCGGCTTGCTCGCAGGGCAAGACACCTTTCCCCGTGCTTATTTGCAATCGAGCTATATGTTTGATGGCCGAGAATACTGGGCTAACGTGACGTTACTCAAGGGCCAAAAAATAGTGCTCAGTGTTGAATACGCTGGTGCTGAAAATGCCTTATATCCGCGCTTTGAGCACTTTTGTGAGATCCAAGAAACGGTCACAGGCGGCGCCACGGGCAATGTGCAATTTAAACCGGCTATCCCATTTAACACGCCCAATTACGATGTCACCATCAATGGTGAAACGGGCTGCACTAAAATGCGTTATGTGAGTGAGAACGATGGTATTAAGTACCATGGCGTAAGCAAGTTAACTGCTGCATCCTTAGGTAATGAAATCCTGCTTGAGTCAACGATTACCGAGTTGTTACCCAAGGTAAAAACCCTTAATCCATTATCTGGCAATACGATTACCTCAGGTGATGATGGCAGTGGGATTATTGCTAAAACTGTTAGCACGCCCTATATCACTGGGCAGCAAACCTATATTTTTGAACTGCCCGATTTGCTTAATAATGACTATGTAAATAATGGCCTACGGTTATCACCAAAAGTCGTTAATTCGCCAGCACAATGGACACGCTCTATTGTTGGCACAACCGTGACATTTACGTCCACTGGGCTAGATCTTAGTTATTACGATATTGATACTATTACAATCGAATACCTATCAGCGGCTAAATATGCGGTTTATAGCTATGGCTCGGCGTTTCCAGCAAACAAAAAAATCACCCTTGGATCAACCCAAATGCGGGTGGTGTTTACTAACACATCCCAAGGCAGCGCATTTTTAATTGAAACATCAGAGGGCAATTTTGTTGATGCTGTAAACAGTGTTCGCTTAGTACAGCTTAATTACGAAACTGGCGTGGCCACTAAGTTTTTAGATAGCCGTGGCGACTTTACTATTATCTATACCTGTTTAGTTGAGCCGCAACTTACTTCGGATAATATCGCCAACTTTGCATTAGTGACCGATGCGCCTGTGCTCGACACTTTTTATGTGCAAGTGAGTAACGTTGCGGGGGATACCTTGCTTTCTGCTTCAAGCAATGCAGCTGGGGTAATCACTGGAACAGGCGTTACCGGCTCAATTACGGGTACCAACGTCTCGCTAAACTTTGCTCAAAACGTCAATTTAAAAACCCTGCGTTACGACATTAGCGAAACCGTGTCGCTATCGCCACCGCCAGAGCTTTACGGTCTTAATCCGCTGCGGATTAAAAACGGCGGCATTGTTAACGCCTTCACGCCGTGGAACTCAGTATCTATTCAAGATACTGCCTTGCAAGTGATTAGCAGCCCTGCACCAGCGCAAACCTACAATGCACGGGCAAATGCGCGCTTTGTTGATATCACCGATGCCGAAGGTAAAAGTCTGTGGACAGTAGCAAACACCCATTACACATGGGTAAAGGCAACAGGCGTTGTCACTCTCAACAGTGATTTTAGCGGCTTTACCGCGCCGTTTATCCTTACCGATACCATCGGCGAGGTGGCGTTAGTGACTGAGGTGCGCAAAAACTCGCTAGTGCTCGCTTCCGAACTCAGCCGCCAATATCCCATTGGCGCCACGGTATCGAGCGTGCAAAACCTTGGCGACTTGCAAGCCCGTGTTGGCCCAGTGCGTGATATGACGGCGTGGTCCAACAACTGGGACTTAGATGGAACCCCAGCCACAGGTAATTTGAACAATGTCGATTACCCGATTGAAGTCCGCAACGACACGGCAATTAATGAAGATTGGGTGCTGATATTCACTAGCCCAACGGCATACCGCTGCGTGGGCCGCCGCATTGGGCAAATCGCCTTGGGTGACACCTTAAACGACTTTGCCCCAATCAACCCGCTCACGCTTGCGCCTTACTTTATCATCCGCGCCGCTGCGTTTGGTGGCGGTTGGAATACAGGCGAAGCGATCCGCTTTAAAACCTATGCAGCCAGCAAGCCAGTGATGCTACTGCGCACGGTACAAAGCGGCCACAGCCAAGTCACCACCGACCGCGCCGTACTCGCGTTCCGTGGCAATGAGTCTTAACAGCAGGCGCTAGGGCGCTGCGCTTTTAGGTTCTAGGTCTAGGTTCTAGAGCCTAGAAACTTTTAATCAGGAGTTTATATGGGATTACCAGTAACCGTTTATCGCTACACCGATGCTGGCGCACCGCAAATAGTTAATAACACACCTTCTGAGTGGATAAATGTTTTAAAAAAAGTTTTAGTTGAAGGTTATGGAGATAAACAGCCATTAGGCTGGACGCTTGAATTTGAGGATGCTGGTGTGCGGGCTGTCGCATTCAGAAACTCAACAACCGATGGTGGTAGTGGTGGTTATGTAAAATTTTATTCAATTGACGGTAGCAACACGGCAAACCGAATTGTAGGTATTAAATGTGCTTTAGGTATGACTGACATAAGTACATTTTTTAAACCATTATGGGCTAGAGGTTTATTTGTAAGCTCTAATCATAAAGGGTGGGAAATAATCGGCACCAAAAGAGGTTTTTATTTAATACAGCATTACACTGTGAACGCAAACATGGCTTTGCAAGGAAACACACCCGACAATCAAATATATTTTATCGGTGACATCCATTCTGCAATACCTAACGATACATCACCTTTTACGATAGTCAGCTGTACTGGCACAACTGCTGATGCAACCACTTCCACTGGGGTAGTAGACCCATTGGCCACATTGTATGCACAGTTATATCCTGTCGATGGTTCATCTGTAAGTACAATGCACGCATTCAACAAAACGTCTTTTTATAAAGATTCTGGTGCGTATGATGGTGATGCCGAATCACTAGGTATAAATCACTTAATGCACCCTGTTTTTATTTTTGGGTCGGTAGGTCAAAATAACAATGTATCTTCACCGTTTGGTAGAGGTGTAGTTCCCGGATTTCATGTTTCTTCATTTGCAGGGTATAGATCTGCGATATGGCCAAAAGTTCTCAATCAGAATGGTGTAGATTGGATTCTGTTAAGGTCATACAGATCACCTCAATTTTGGGTCAGTACAGGTAATTGGTATGATTAAATTTTTTAATTATGCAGTAGTTAATAATTCATTATGTAATCAATGCGTGGTTACTATTGATTCTGACCCTGATGCTGAACGTGTTATAATAATGGATCGTAATACATCCGAGGTTTACCACAATTTCAATTATCAATCTAACAAGCAGCTAGCTTTTATTGTTCCGATGGGCAATCAGATTAACAGCAATCTGTTAGTCGGCATTCTTGATGATAATCGCGTTTATAACACTAAGTTCGTTGATGGTCGTAAAGCTGAATTGATTGATGGTAATACAGTGAATATTCGCCCATGACAGCCACTGTAATTCGCTTCGACACCCCTTGGTTAAACGCTGTCTCGCCTGTAAAAATCCGCTTTAATGATGCGCCTGTTATTGTCGATAACTCATTTGGTATCGAGCTTGGCTTTAGTTGGGCGGATTTAAACTCTGTGCAGCAAGCGCTATTGCTGGCTGAGGCGTCAATCGATCATGAGTTGCAATGCACTGGCGCGTGGGATAACGACAACGGTACTCAAATCAACACCGAAACCCAATGGCTTAACCCGCAATCAACCGGCATCCACACTAAGTTTGCTTGGGCTGTGGGTGAGCAGGTTCGCCGCGATTTGGCAATTAATTGGATAACACCGGATGATCACCAAACTGGCCTTGCGATTGTGTGGCTAACGCCAAAGAATCACATGGCGTTGACTGACGTGCCGTGGGTAAACTTTACCGCCGTGGATCGAGAGGTAGCCGTTACTTGGATTGATGGCCCACAAGCTGAGATTGCGCAACTCATTAGTTATCAAGCGATTGTGGTTGATACCGAGCAAACCATTACGTGGGGGCCACATGCGCCCCGCTGGGTATGCTCGAGTAAATACCGCCCGCCAGTGGGAAAAGTCACACTGCGCTTTAATGAGCCGCTAGCAGATGATCAAAACCCGATTGTGCTGCGCTTTACCGCATCACCTAATTATTGCTATTGGGATGATGGCGGCGGCTTGATTGACGGCAATCCCGTATTACCACCACTTGATTTTAAAATCCCAATTGAACCCCAAATCCGCAGGTACTACTTAATGCAGCCAACGGTGACATGCACCCGAGTTTCAGACGGCACAGTGATTGTGATCAGCAGCGTGAGCATTAGCCACAGCCGTGGCCAGTGGGCCCGCGCGGTGAGCTTGGAGTTCTCAAGCCGTATCGATGCCGAGCGCGCTCACAATGAGTTATTGCTGATAACCATTAACGGCTATGAATTTTACGCGATTGCTGAACAGCCAAGTGTGAGCAAAGTGTTTGGCAGTGCCACTTATAACAGCACTGGCCGATCCCGCGTGGCCGAACTGGCCGCGCCTTATAAGCTGCCAATCAGCTACACCAACACCACGGCCCGCAGTTTTGCGGGTTTGTTGGGTGACTTGCTGCAAAATACTGGCTGGACGGTGCAGCTGAACGGCATCACTGATTTTACCATCCCAGCCGGTGCCTTTAGCGTGGGCAATAAAACCCCGATTGAGGCAGTCGCCGAGGCGGTAGGGCAATTAGGTTGCATGATCTTAACCGATGATGCGGCCAAAAAGCTGACCATAGTCCCACGTTGGCCCACTGCACCGTGGGCAATGGCAACCGCAGTGCCTGATCTAGCATTGCACGATGCGGTGATCACTAGCTATAGCGACTCAGTCAGCCGCAATCCATTGTGTAACGTGGTGTGGCTGCGGGGAGAACAGCAGGGCATTAGCGCCAAAGTAAAACGCGCAGGCAGTGCGGGCAATATCCCCGCTGCAGATATCAGCGCTCAGTTGATTGTTGACAACCAAGCCGCCCGAGTAGCCGGTACCAATGCACTGGCCGAAACGGGCGATAAGTTGAGTGTGAATTTGTCGATGCCCGTAATGGCCGATTTACCACCCGCAACACCTGGCATGTTAGTTGGCGTTACTATCAACAGCGAAGTGTTTAAAGGCGTGTGCGATAGCTGGACTATCCGCGCGACTGTAAGCGAGCGCGGTGATATCGATATCGAGCAAAGCATTACACTTATCAGCCCGTTAGAAAGTTAGAAACTAGAGCGGGCTGCGCCCTTATAGATTCTAGAATCTAGAGTCTAGCCCCTAGGTTTTATCACGTCATCCTCGCGAATGCGGGGATCCAGCTTTTAGTATCGAGGCATCATGCTTAAACAACTTCAATCTGCCTTGGTGCTGCCACGGCAGATCATGCTCGTTTCTGCCGTTAATGCAGATGGCACTGTCACCGCCAGCAGCGCCAGCGGCCACACGATACGCGCTATTGGCACCGCTACCGTTGGCGACCATATCTATGTGCAAGATGGCAGGGTGCTAGGGACTGCACCCGATTTGCCATTTGTGGAGATAGAGGTTTAAGAAATAAGTATTTTTAGCTTAATGCTTTGGTTAAGTCGTCAATCATGCACTTGATGTTGTACTCAGTGCCACCGCCTTTAATTGCGCGATCGATAGCTGACTTGCTCGGAGCAGCGCCGCGCACTGAATTAATCAGCTGTTCTGCTTTACGAGCCCCGCCAGCCTTAGCAACCAGATAGGCTAGTTGTTCGGTGTTTGAAGCGTTCTTTTTCATGCTAATCCTCAATGCTACATTCGATATAGCTAATTTTTTTATCTAGTGCATAAAGCTCTCCGCTTCTAGCATCGAACGGCATTCCGAAGATGAATTTATCTGCAAACTTTTCGCGTAAAGCTGAGTTTTTTATTTTCAATTTAGCGCTGTAAGAAGTGTCATTAAAATTATTCATTGCTTCAATTGTTAAATTATAAAGTTCAACAATTTCTTGGCGATGTTGTTTAACTCGCTGAGCTGCTTCATCGTCTTCAACAAGAAGATCACATCTATCAAATTTTAAAAGTATCATTTTCATGTTATTTGTCGCTTAGAAAATAAGTGTCAGGATCGAATGGAATGTCAGATTTTTCACTCATTAACTTTGTGCGTCTTGTTTCTTTTATTTTGTCGCCAAGGTAAAAATCATCATCACAAACTACAAATCGATCATAAGAAGTGATGCCATTCCCCCACTTTTCTTCGCCGCGCAAGTCTGGGTAGTTGATGCTATCAACTCTTTCAAAAAATTCTGCTGACGCTTTGAGATACTTTGCATTGCATTTGATGAAATCAGTAATTTTATTTATATCAGCGGTTTCAATTTCATAAACAACTTCTTTCGTAAAGAATTCGCTAAAATGATGAGTTGTTGCTACTCCACCTAAGACTAAACGATGGTTATAAGTAATAGTTGAGCTAAAATCTTTTGTTTTATGCCCAGATAGACGGCAATTAAATCCTTGGTAATAGATTTCTTCTACAATCAAATTAGCGCACTCGCCGATGATTTTTACGTAACACTCAGAACCATAATCATCATTATCTTGACGAATAACTTTAACTTTATTTCCTGTGCAGATTTCAGTAGCAATTTCAGCAATTTTTTCTAATGTGATTGTGTTCATCGCATTATCTCCATTTTGCTTCGCACCATTGCTTAGCTCATGTGACAAATATACGTCCCGAATCGGGACGATGCAAGCGAATTATCAATTATTTTTCAATTTATTTTTCTTGTACCAATTTCTAAAGTAAGCGTTAAGTGTTTTTCGGTAAGCAAGATAATCATTGTAGTCTGATTCTTTTAGCTTTTTTACATAAGCAGAGCGCCACACATTACTGTATTCATTTTGCTTTTGAATGATGAGTTGCTGCTGATTGGCGGGTAATGAGTGCAGTCTTTTAATCCGTAGTTGATAGCGTTTTTGTTCATAAAGCTGATCGGCTGCTCGCCTGGCGCTGTGCCGCTGCTTGTTATGATCTGGGTTTAGCGCAATCAATTTATAGTAGCTCCGCTTGTGCTTGGCTTTTAGCTGTTCATGCTGGCATCGTTCTGAGCATGTTGTTCGTTTAGCTCCCCAATCATCATTTATAATCGGCGCTCCGCAAATCACACAAGGCCCACGGCGGCAGGTTTTGCACGCTGGCACCAAACCTTTTACAAGTGAGCCCTGATCGACTTCAAGCGTATTGCCGCAAATACAGCGGCATAGCCACACCTTTACCGCGTTGCGGCCATGCTGAACACGGCCAACGCAGCGCATAACATGCAGCGAGTAAAAATAATGATCGGTGTAGTCGCGCTCAATCCCTGCCATTTTAATCCTTTTTAATAAAATCCTTATCATGCAACCTTTTGGGGAATAACTCTGTATACACTTGCCACAGGGTATTGATGTTTCTATGCCCTGTCACCTGCGCCACCTCATCAATCGTGAAACCCTTTTCAAATAACCGGCTCGCGCCTTCTCGTCTAAGGTCGTGATAGCGTAAATCGGTTATCCCCAATTCATTACGCACTCGTTGGAACCCTGCAGTAACTGAGGTTGGATTGTACGGGAATACCCGCTCATCGTACCGTGGCTGCTTTTGCAGTATCTCCCACGCCCCACCCAGTAGCGGCACTAACATATGGTTGCCCGTTTTTTTGCGAGGATCTTTACGGTCGCGCACAATTACCGCTTTTTGTTCCTCATCAACATCAGCCCATTTTATCCGGCAAACCTCACCAATACGCATACAGCTGAGTATCGAGAAATCGAGTAAATCAATGTAAGGGATATGCGCCGCCCGTTGATCTGCCCTTGCTGCTAATCCCACTTTTAACTTCTCAATCTCAATCGCCGTTGGCCTGCGCGAACGCTTAGCTGATTTAGCAATCAAGCCTTGAGCGTATAGCGCATCGTAGGCGTCAATCACCGCCACCTGCGACACATCATAACCAAAGTTTGACCGCGCAATTCGCAGCAGCCAGCGGATCACACTCACATCTATAGACAGCGTAGAGCCACCCGCACCCGCACTTGCACGTAATTTACAGTGCTCAATAATATGATGAGGCTTTAGCTCATCAATCGGCACTTTTGCCAATTCGCAATCAGCCAGTAATTTCAGGCAATATCGTTTAGAGCGTCCTATGCTCGCATCGATGTTAGTATCAGCAATCGCCTTGGTAATCACATCACCCAGCGTTAACTTAGGTTTAGCGTTATCCTCAAAACCATTGGTCTCAATTTCTGCCACCCGCTGCTTACCCCACGCCTCCGCTGGCGCCTGCTTTGTAAAAGTGCGGTGATCGCTGTAAACTATCTTACCTTTTTGCTTCACCCGCACAGTGCATTTATAGCGCGGGGTTCCATCTGCACGTTGACGAGGATCGATCACATAAAACGCCAT